GCTAATGGAAATGCTACTACTTTCACTTTACTAACTGGTGAGGAATTAAGTTCTGCTACTGCGGTTAAAACTTATGATTTAACGTCCCAAGATTATCAAACAATGGCAGAATTAATTGCTGATATTAATAATGTACCAGGATTTTCAGCAGTTTCTTTAGGTTTTGCTAATTCTATTGCAACTTCATATCTTGATAAGACTGATTCAACAGTTTCAGTATCAGGGAATAATGGTGCAGTGGTTACTGCTTATGTTGGAGGTGTACTTTATGCATTAAGAGATGATCCATATGTAAGTGTTGGTGTTACTGCTGTTGGTACTCCAACTAATATTATTGTTGACCCTACAGAAAATGGTGTGACGATTAGCGCTGATTTAACTGCTGGATTACCCGCTGATTTTGATTTGACTAATTTAGCTGGTGCTACAAGTGGTACGGTTCCTACTAGTTGGGCAGATAAGATTGCTATGGTGCAACAAGCTTATACTAATGAAACACAGGCTCCATATTATATTGTATGTTTAACTGAGGACCCAAGTGTTCATGCAGAACTTAAAGCTTATGTTGAAGATCAAGCGGATTATGGATATAATTATATTGGTTTTGTTGGTACAGGCTATAATGAAACCGTTGATCAATCAATTGCTCGTCAGACATCTTTGAAATCACCTCGTATTATGTTAAGTGTAACTAGTGGTTACTATAATTTGCAATCGGGTGCTGATTTACATGTTCCAGGTTATATGGTTGGTGCTTTAGCTGCTGGTGTTGCTAGTGGTCTAGGTATCGGTAAATCAATAATGAATAAATATATTAATATGGAATCTATTGACCAGAATTATAGTATTGATGATCTTAATCGTTTAGACCAAAATGGTTGTTTGGCAATTAAGCATGTTATTAATCGTAATGAATCTGGTGGATATACTTTTGTTGAAGATGTTACTACGTATTGCTCGACAAGTGATACAGTTAAAAATTCAATGTATTTGGTTGAATTAACTGATTATCTTTTTGATGATTTGCGTTATTATTTGGATTCACAATTCATTGGTCAAAGTGTTGCTTCGACTACTGCTGATTTAATTAAATCTAATATTGATTCTTTCTTGGATAAACGTGTTTCTGAAGGTTTAATTGTATCATATAATAGATCTAATATTACAGTTACGATTGATGGAAATAGTGTTTATATTACCTTTACTGTTGATCCAAGTCGTGCAATTAGAAACGTTCTTGTAATGGGAACATATGAAAACTTTACAGCAACGTCATCAAGCGAAGCTGTTTAATAGGAAGGAATGATATAATTTGACTTTAGCTGGACAATCTGTAGAATCTGGTAACAGGATTTATATTATGGCTAAAAATCAGTTAGTTGCTAGAGCACAAACATTAACTGGTGAGGCTGATTTTGGTGCTGATTATGTTCGTGAAATTGGTAATTATGAAGCTGTAGAAATTTACTATACTGCACTTTCAGGTACGGTAACATTAACTAGACTTCGTATGGTTGATAAAGATTTAGTTGATTTGGGATTAGTTTCATTAGGTACTGATATTTTAAACTTAGCTGTTTTGGATATTAATGTTATGGATTCTATTACAGATTCTCTATTGGTATCTTATAGAGGGTGTAGCGCAAATACTTTAACTGATACTTTCCAAATGAACCAGACCAATACGCAAGAGTTACAGTTTATGTATCTGTATAGTACAAAGAATCAGTCGTGATAAGTATAAAAATAACTTTGAGGGTAGCTATTAGCTATCCTTTTTTTGTACATTTAATGTTAATGTTAGGTTAATGTCATCACTATGTAATATCAATGTGCTACTATTATTATAGTAATAGCAGCTGAGAAAACTTGGTATTTTAATACTGAGCTGGAACAGCCCTTAGTAAATAGCTGTAACCTCTACTTAGAGTTAGTAATATCCTAGGCAAGTATGCAGTGTTCCTAGAAGCTCGGGAATTTATTCCCGGAGTAGTTCACAAGAACAGTAGTATAAAATCGAAAGGAAGATTGGATGAAGAAACACAAAACGATTGTTTATTTAGGAATTTTAGGTTTAGGTGCAGGTTTGTTTGGAACTACTTTAGTAGCAAATGCAGATACAGTTACTGTTAAATCTGGTGATACTGTATCAGAGATTGCCAATCAATACCATACGAGTGTTAATTCAATTGCTTCTTTGAATAAATTAGCTAATCCGAATTTAATTCATGTTGGGGATAAATTGGCAGTTAATGCAAACCAATCTAGCCAATCTAACGTTGCTGGAGTTGCTTCAAGCAATGCTAGTTCTAACTATACTGATAGTAAATCAAGTGAGGTTAATCAAGCTCCTACAGCTTCATATGAAACATATGAACAAAAGATTATCCAGTATGAGTCGAGAGGGAAAGCAAATGCTGAAAATGGTTCTTATTATGGTTTATATCAATTAGATAAGTCTTATTTGCATGGAGACTATTCAGTAGCAAACCAGCAGAAAGTATTTAATCAATATGTACAGCAAAGATATGGCAATATTCAGAATGCTTGGAATCATGAACAACAATATGGCTGGTATTAATAAATAGTATATGAAATAAGTACCTACAAGAGGGTACTTTTTTTGTTATATTAGTTTTGATGCCAGAGTGCTATGTGATTTTCTGTAACAAAAACAGATATATAAAAAAGTATGATATAATTGAAGTATAAAATGAAATTAGCAAAGGTGGTAAAAATATGGCAATTAGTCAAGAACGTCAGAAACAAATTATTGAAGAGCTAAAAGCAAAACAAGCTAAGAAAGCAGCAAAAGAAGGTAAAGCAGTACCTAAGCAGGATTCTGGACAAGATGAACTTGCTAAATTGAAAGCTGAAAATGCTAAATTGAAGATTAAAATTCAGAAAGAGCGGGATTCAAAAAAAGAGTTAGCAAGTCAGTTAAAAAATAAAGATGATTCTAAAAAATATGTAATTGAATATGATGCTGTTAATGATATTTTATTTGGCAATGAAAATAGAATTTTTGAAAAAGATTATGAGTTTCCAATTAAAAATAGCAAGGATTCTTATAAATTTAAGATTAAAGTTCATATGCCTAATGCTATTGAAGTTGGCCAGATTTCAACAGAATATAATAAAATGATTTCAAAGTATAAAATGAGTAATTTAAGTGTACAAGCAGCAAATATTTTTGAAGCTATTGCTACATTTAAAATTGTTGGTGAAGTTTGTCCTGATTGGTTTAAAGATCCAAATAAAGCATATCGTTGGGATATTTTGCTTTCAGTGTATAGTGAGGTGCTAAGCTGGGAGAGTTCCTTTCTCATCGCACCACAAGAATCGTAAAGATTTTAGCAACTATAATGCTTTTTATTCATATAATGTAAATGAATTTGGTGGAATGCATAAATTAGCTAGAAGTCGAGTTGCACGTAATATTTGGGCAATAATGAATAAGTTTAATCTTCCTCCTACTGACAAAAGATTGCGTAGTTTAGATACTATGCAGATTGATTTTATATTAGAAGAAATGAAATATGATCAAGAGTTAGCTGAACAAGCTGCTAAAGGTATTAAAGTTGATAGTGAAGTTGAAGATGATTCTGATGAGTTTCTTAAGAAATATTATAGTAAGGATAGAAAAGTTAATCTGCTTGCTGATGGTGATGATCCTAATGATATCTATGAACAGGTTAAAGCAGCTACCAAGAATAAAGATTACGATCGTAAATTGGATTACAGAATTAAGAAAGCTATTAAAGAGCATAAGCAAAAGGTTAAGAAGGCTGATAGACAAATTGAAGAGAACTGGAAAGAATTGGAAAAGCGTTTAAAGCAAAAAGGCAGATGATAAAAATTGGCTGATGAAAAAAAAGATATTGATTTAAATATAAATCCTAAAATTACTGATACTAGTAGCATTAAGGAGTTAATGCAAGATTTAGAGAAGATTGATAAACTTACAAACAGAATTTATGAAAAAGGTAAAAATAATAATTTTAATATTTCTGCTAAGGACTATGCTAATGTTCGTGGTGTAGCTGGTAACATTCGTAAAAATGCAAACAAAGTTAATGACCAGTTGAATAATAGCATGAGTACCTATGATCAATTAAGAGCTAGTGGTAAGGGATCTAGTTCAGATTTACGTAAGCTTGAACAAATGTCCTATAAATTAATGTCCGCTATGTATAAAGCTCAATCTAAAGGTTATAATCCTCAAAAAGGAACTATTAATCCAGGTGGGCATTTTAATGATATACTGCATTTTAATGTTAATACTAATAATAAGCGTTTTAATAATTTAGATAGCAAATCTGTAAGTGACTTTAATTCTCAGATGAAAGTAATGCTGCGTGATTTTGGGTCTAGAGCTAATAATATTAGGTCTACTGCAAATAAGTTAAGCGCTAATGTCGGCAATACTATTCAATATGGTACAGTATCTTATGAGAAGCTTCAGCAATATCGTGCCGCACTTAAGATGAATCCATCTAGAGCTGATGATTTACAAAGTTCTATGAATGAGTACATGAATCAAATTCAAGCACAGCGACGTAATATTGGCAGCCAAATAGCTTCTATTAGTAGTCGAGAGAAAGCTGGTTATTATTCAGCTCAAGAGCAGAATTCCGATAATTCTCGTAAAATTGCCTTACAACATGAACAAGAAGCTTTAACTAAAGCTATACAAAGACTAAATGAGTTTTCACAGGTTTTAAAGAATTCAAAGTCAACCATTACTAAAACTCGTAATAATCTTGAAACTGCAATTAATCCAGCTACTGGAGCTACCGCTGGAGGTGCTGCTGGTGGTGGTTTTAGTGGTAATGGTGGTACTGGTGGAGTAATTAGTGAAGGTGGTGCCACTGGTGGACCTGGTGGTTCAGGAAATAATGGTATTTTAAAGGTCAGAGCTGCTAGAGGTTCTTTTAGAGGAATATTAGCTAATAGACTTCCTAGTATTGTAAGAGGTGGAACTTCAACTGCTATTGCAGGTGTTACTGGATTATATAGTTCAGGTGCTAATAGCAGATTACAGTCTGCTGATCAAATTATGTCTATTGATGAAGCATTAGCAAATAGTGGTGTTAATACTAATGGTAGATATGATAATCGAATTTTAAATAATTTATCTAATTTAGGGATTAATAATGGTACCGAATATTCGAGTTCTGATATGGCTGGATTTGCTAGTGCTTATACAAGTTCAACAGGCAATGCTAGAGGATATTCTAGAGCGGCTAATTTGTATTCTCAATTATCTCGTTATTCAGGTGTAGGTACAAAAACTACTGAAGAGCTGGAAATTGCTGCTGGTAATGCTGGAGTTAGAGGTGCTGGTTTAG